TCTGATCATTAAATCCTTCACGCCAGTTTCTGCAAAGTTTCTCGCCACAAGTTCCACACGGCTCTGCGCTGCTGACATAACAGCGTTAACAGCGGTAGCGGTCGTATGAGAAGTTAGGGCGTTCTCATTCATCCCCTGGCTCATTCTGGATACACCCGCTCTCGATTCTCTTACACCATCGAGGTACTCAAGCATCTGAAAAGTATAAGGCTCAAGTGAGGGGGTTGCCAAAGGGGTTACGGCATTCGGTGATTTGACTCTAACCACTCCGCCTGGGCGTTGGGTTAAGAGGTCATCAAGATTCGCCTGACCCTCAAGGACTGCGTACCGACCAAAGTTCTGGTTGTACATATTGTCCATGAGGTTTCTCATTAACGTACTCTTCATTAACTGAAGGTCCATAACGAGGTCAGCCATAGACAGGCCATAGAACTTATGCGGAATCTTTACTGGGGTCAGAGAGACAAAGGGAATATTATCAATCTCTTCGTTGGCAAGAACGGTAGAGCCGACAGTACAGACCTTTCTTAATTCGGTAATACCATCGTCATTGTAGTCTGTTTGAAGATAGGATTCATGCAGCCAGTAGGTTCTTAATCCATCCTCTCCGTAAGTTGCATCACCCCAACCTTCCCAGTATTTGGCTGACTTATCAAACTGGAATCTTTCCAACCTTTCTGTGGAGAAATCTGTCATATCTTCTGAAGCGCCCTTCAAGTCTTCTACATCAAGGTCTTTCTCTGGGTACATCTCCCTCAATTCAGAGAGGGTCTTTAAGACTCTATGGCAGACGAATCTAGCTTCGGGAATGCTCTTCGCTTCTCTGTTAATCAGGAACTCAGAGGGTGGGACATTCTCAATCTTTATGCGGCCGTCATAGTCCTTACGTTTAATAACGAGATCATGGTAAGGTTGCCCCTCTTCGGTAATCTCTGTATGCTCTATTACCTCAACATCGTCATCAGAGATGATAGCCATTAAGGAGACTTCATCGAGGTTATGATACTCCTCTCTTTCCTCTTTCTCGTAATCCTCCCACCAGACCTTTACAATTCCGTTCTTAGATAATAGTGCATCAGTAAACCATGAATAGAGAATCTCCCAACCAGGATTGTCTTTTGTGAAGACATAATTAACGTAATCTGAAGCCTGTTCAGCCATCTTTACGTCTTCTGGTCCATGCGGAGAAAACTTCACCATTTCATCCCCGGATGCGAAAACGCGCATAAGGGATGGTTTAATCCATTCAATCGTATCCTGCACAGTAGAGTCTACAAACTGGCTTCTTCCTTCTACCTCGTTCCCAAAGGGAAGGCCATAGTAATACTGCATGGCCTGCTCTCTCTGTTGGGAGATTGTATCCCCCATATAGCCCAGGGATTCGGTTAACTCTCCCCGAATTCTTGTAACCAGTTCTTCTTCTGTAATTTTAGATGATGCCATAATTTCTATATTCTAAATCCTGTGTCCACTCTGGGTCTTTGCCTGAAACGGCAAACCGTTGTGATTGGAATGCGTACCTTGTTGCGCTCAATAAGTCATCTCTGAGAGGAACCACCTTCCCATCCTTTCTATGATACATTCGGTATTCTTCAAACCAATCGTTTAGGGTTCTGAATACCTTGAACTTACCTTCTTCCATCTTCTGGACCATAGGCATAAGACCTTCCTCTATTGAGTTTGATCCTTTGTTAACTCCTAAAGCGGGAGGATTTGTAAAATGCTCCAATAGGAAGTTACAGCCTGCGTTCCTGTACTGATCGGCTAAACCCGGGTTTCCCATGCTATCCCTGCGATTGCCGTCATGCGGGTAGGCTATAGGAATAAAGTGCGGCCTCATCTTTATATTTTGAGCGTGAACAGCCGGGGTTGCCTTGGAAGCTCTGTAGCAGTCGTAAACATAGAATGTCTCGGTTTCATTATCTACAGCGCACCAAACTAATGCGGTTGGGTGGTCCCAACCAAAATCAATGGCCGCTATACGGGGCCAGTGATCCTTAATAGAGATGGGGTCAATCATCAACTGGTCTTCGGGGATCGGGAAGACAAGACCAGACCCGATGGAAGGTCTACCGTATCGCCGCATTTCTCTTTCATGCGGAGAGTAGGCGGACAAAATTTGTTCCATCACGGTTTCTGACAAATGACCCCGTTGTCCTTTCATCGACATAATCCTTTCAGATGCGTCATCCCAAGTCGCATTTGAAAGAGACTGGCCGGGTTGGAGTCTATTCATAAACGAGGCGACTGTCTCAGTCATCCCCGCTTCAGGAGTGAAGGTCATGTAAACCATCCCCCTCCTATCTAGGGTTCTGGTTACTGCCTGACTGTATAATTCTCTGCTTGGCTCTTCGTCTAGCCAGATACAATCGACAGACCTTCCCTGCCACTTCTCAACGCCCATCTCGTAGGCTTTGAAGAATAAAGAAGAGTTCCCGCCACTAACGTGCCTGATCAGGGCGACCGACTTGGCATTTGGTACTCCAGGCTTCCTCTCGGTTTTTGTTATGAGTTTTCTGGGGATAGCGCCTGAACCAAAGGCTTCTGGGTCATCGGGGGAACCCAATAATTCTGCTTGTACAATGTCTCTCGTCGTTTCATTTGAGATTCCGCCAACCCACCCTGTTATGGGCTGCGTGAACCTTCTTCCTGCCCACCACTTTGGGTACAACCCGGTCAGGTGGTAGGCCATCTCAGCAGCCCCGCAATAGGACTTACCTATGCGATTAGCCGCCATGAGAAGCCTCTGGTTGGCCTCTGAGCCCGTTTCATGGAAACCCTTTTGGTAGGGGTAAGGGTCGTAGAAGTCTAGCTTGTTGAACCTCTCACGCTGCCTCAGTTCCCTAGCGATTTCTACCGCTTTTTCTAGCTCTGCTCGCATGAATAGCTCTCATTTGCTTCTCTGCACCCGCTCTTGATGAGTAACATTTACCAGATTTTCCCCATTTCCAACCCTGTTTACCGCTCTTTAGTTTGCACTTTTGTATTGGCATATTAGTCCCAAATGTTCTTTTTGCGCCTGTTCCCGTATTTATCCAAGATAGAACGATTTTGGAACCCAGGATGACCTTCACCTAAAATACCCTGTTTACTACCCATACTTGCCGCTTCTGCATAATCATCTTCATCAGGGCCACCCGTTCTTAATAATTGAGTAATCATTTGAGCGGTCGGCTCTATAATGTCCTCCTTAACAACCATTGGCGGATTTAAGAGTCGGCTAGGATTCTCTATTGTTCTTTTCGTGTCAATCTGAGTAAGAGCATCAGCATAAAGCCATGGATTCATTGCCGCATCTTTAGTGGCCGCGCCCCAACTTTTACCTGACTTCATCCCCATTAGGCCGCCAAGTAATATACTGGGGAGAATCGAAAGAGCAGCACCACCCATCCTAAATTTAGGCATTGTTCCCCTACCGCGCTGAAATTCACCTAACTGATTTATCCTTTTTAAAGTATCATTGATAGCTTGTTTATTGGTCCTACTATCTAGACCCTTTTGAGTTTCAGCCACACTTACCGCATTGGGATTTTCTAAACTTTCTAAAAGTTTAATACGATCAGGAGATAAAATCTCCCCTAGAGCCATATTCTGAGAAGCGGCTAATTTTCGTAAATTTTGGAGATTTGAAACCCCGACACCCATAAATCTTCCGGCTTCATTAAAAGAGCCACCCAAAAGTTTACCATTAACTACCCTAGCGTTCCCCTGTGGAAATATATGATCTACATGATCTACATTAGGAAGATGCCCCGTTTTATAAAATTCTTTTACTCTTGCTCTGGTTAAACTTTGATATAATTTCCTAATTGCCTCTTCTTCAGCAAGGTCACCGAAAAAAAGATTCGCAACCTTTTTCTTTGTCCCCGGAACTATATCTCCATCAGGAAGCCCATTTACAGTATCCCAAGACCAAACATTAGCTCTAGCCCTTAGACTTTGTAAATTTCTATTACCTCTAGTCCTTATTAAGTCTTGTATTTCCTTAGAATCAAAAGATAACCCCTTGTCACGAAATGCTTTTAACTGATTCTCAAATTTTATATCTGGCTTAGGAAAAACTTTTATAATATCATTTTTTAATCCTAGAAGAGCATCTGACCCGGCTTTGTTCCTAACAAACTTATTAGTACCTTTTCTATTCTTATTACTTCTCTTGTCAAAGTCTAAACCCTTTTTTTTTGCCTTCTTAGTAAGTTTACCAAACTTTTCTTCAAAGAGGGGGTGTTCAAGGATTTCTTCAAGGGACGCAGATTTTCCA